TTATCTGCTTATTACGAGCTAAATCATCTACCGGGTCAAAAGTATAATGCTGATAAAAGTGCCTAAAATTAAGGACTTCTAAAAATCTGCTCTTTGTATTCGAGCTATCGTCTCCACATGCATCGTAAATGGAAAGTGTTTATTTTATTACATCTTATTATATTTTATCATCTTTTCAAACCCTTGATTTATAAGTGTTTGAAAGAAACAGTTTATCTTATTATATTTTATTGTATTTTGTAAAAGTATATAAAAATGTCCTCATGGTTGGCAACCAGTAGGCAATGCCAACCAAAAAAAATAAGCCCATACCAAATAAGAGGTATGGGCTATCTTTATTGAAGAATTAAATCATTCTTATGAATTGCTGCTGTAACTGCTGTTCCTTTACCAATAACTACCCTGTCACCATTTATTTGAATAACATCATATACATTATTATAGACAAAGCTTGAAAGGTTTCCACCAGTATAAGTTTTTGCACCTTTCTTTACTTTTACCTTGCTTCCAACTTTAATGGTTGGGGTAGGGGAAGTTTGTCCAGCAGGTGTTCCGCTTTTAGTTGTAATATAAGTATCATATCCAGCAGCTTTTAATTTTGCAGCCATGGCATCGGCATTTGCTTTTATGCTATAAGCTCCAACTTGCACTTTAAACAGTCCATCAGCTTGAACAATATAGGTGTCAAAACCTTTCTTTTTAAGTTCCGCTGCAAGCTTATCAGCATTGGATTTAACCTTAAAAGCACCAGTTTGAACCCTATAAAGTATTTTTTCAGGTTCTAAAGGGGAAGCATCTGCATTTAATCTCTTATTAACTTCTTCCGCTATTTCCCAGTGTTTGTTATATAGATAATCACCAGGGCAAGACTTATTAGCAAACCATCTATGAACCGTCATATTTTGTTTATCAACTTGACCAATTAGTGATTTATCACCTTTCCAAAGCAATTTTTTAATACCATTTCTTTTACAAATATCAGTAAGTAAATCGAGAAGTGCAGCATAGGCTTTATCATTAACCTTATATGGGTGTGTAGTATCACTTGCAACTTCAATGGTTATTGCTCTATGGTCATTTGCTGCATTAGAAGAACACCAGGAACGGTCTTTTTCTTCAACATACATTCCAATTCTACCATCAGCACCAATACCATAGTTGGAAGATGCTTTTCTACTTTCTTTTGCAAATATTTCACCAAGAGTTTCAACTGAACATTGACCTACAACACAATGAATAGTTATGGTATCAATGGGATGATTTCTTGGACTTGTCTTATTTGGTGATATTTTGGTATAGGATACAAGTGGGCTATTTGTATAAGCCATAATTATTCACCTTCCTTTTCATTTAATTGTGAACCAGCCCTTGCAGCATCAACCATTCCTTCACCTATGATGTAGGCAATTAAAACTGCACTTGCAGAAATGACTGATGCCACTTGTTCAATGGTCAAGTCATTAGCCCCAAAAGCAACCATTATTGCAGTAACAAAGCCTGTAACTGCTGCCCAAAACTTTCTACTTGTCAACTTTTGTTTCCAGTTAATTTTCACTGTTTTCACCTTCCTTTTTAACTTTTGATTTTTTAATACTTGAAAGCATCCATAATTCACCCGTTGTGAAAGCAAACCAGCACCCAATCAATGTCATTGGTTCACTTCCAGTTTGTAAAAACACATATAAAACCGCAGCAGTGAAAAGAATGTTCAAGAGAATTACCACTGTTACAATGAACTTGGAAAACCTGTTTTTCTTTCCCCTGATTCTTTTATTCACTCAAATCACCGCCCCGTTTATACTTTTCAAGTGTGTCAATTCTTTTGTGGGCTTGTTTTGCCGATTCTTCAACTTTGATAAGCCTTTCTCTGGATTCCTTTATATCATTTTTAACATTGGTCATTTCATTTTTTATTTCACTGATTCCAATGCCAATGTTTTCAAGTTTAACAATGACTGTGGTCATTTCAGTAGCATCTTTTTTATCATCAAGTTTTTGATTTCTTCTTAAATTTGAAATACCAGCAAAGATACCAAATGCTACTGACACACCTGAAATTAATAGTGCTACTTCAATTGTCAAACACACCACTTCCTTTCATAACAAAAATGAACCCCTTCAGAAGCCCAAATTTGACTTCTAAAGGGGTTTTATCTTTTAGGTGTATAAATGTATTAGTTATTCAGAAACAATCACATCTGCATAGCCTTCTGCTGTCAGCAGGGCATCTGCATCCGCTTTATATGGTGTGTATAATGAAGTTTTCATGAAGTAAGCCCTATATTTTTCTTGACCTTTTTCAAGTGAAACATCTGCTGCCCTTTCAATTACCGTTGCAATAAATCTACTCATTGGAACATCCCCCTTTCTACATCATTAAAGATGGAATCACTTCTGACATAAAAGTGTCCAGGGTTTCTAAAAATGTTTCATTCTGTTCTGACAGTAATTCAATATATTCATCTTTTTCATACTGAATCATGTCATATTCATAACCAATGAATTCATTTTCTTCACCAACATTTTCACTGACTTCAGTGATGTTTTTATAAATCCATACACTGAATTCATCAATAATCATGGGTTTTGGGCTTATTGTGCTTCTTACCCTTCCATAATCCTTCATTTTAATCCACCTTTCTTTTAACATATTTTTCATAGTATTCATCAGCAAAAGGTTGGATTGGTTCAATGTATTTCTTACTTAACCTGTAACTATCACACCACATTAACCAACCTTTATAAGAATTGATTGAACACCATTCAGAATAATTCATTTGTCCACCGCTGAAGCATTTCTTTTTAATCTTGTTCATCTTTTTCTTGAAGTTCTTACAAGTTGATTTTCTCAATAAAGTATAATCAAAGAAAAATCTATATCCAACAAAATCAACACCCCTAATAAATGTGGGAAATACTTGCCAATTTTCCTTGATTTTAAGCTTTAATTCATCCCTTAAATATTCTTCAATATCAAGTCTTAATTTGTGCAGTTCTTCTTTATTGCTTCCGAATATTACAATGTCATCCATATATCTGAAGTAATACTTAACCTTTTTAACTTCTTTAATCCAATGGTCAAAGGATGAAAGATAAAAGTTTCCGCTATATTGTGAAAGATAATTTCCAATAGGAATTCCCACACCACCAGGGGTTGAATCAATAATTTCATCAAGTAGCCAAAGAAGGTCATCATCCTTAAAAATCCTTCTGTATTTGGCTTTCAAAATGTCATGGTCAATATTTGGATAATACTTTTTAATATCAAATTTCAAAGTGTATTGGGTTCCATAAGGGTCTTTCATAAAAATACCTGGAACATATACTTGTTTTCCATCTATTTCTTTATAATAACCCCTTATCCGCTTAACAACTTGATGAATACCCCTTCCTGGAATAGCTGAATAGGTGTCTTTAGTAAAATTATTTATTAAAATGGGTTCTATGACCTGCATAATTGCCCATTGGCAAATTCTATCAGGAAAATAAGGTAATTTATAAATTTCCCGTTCTTTTTCACCGTCTTTCTTCAGAAAGGTTTCGTATTCAGAAGTTTGATAAGTCTTATTTACTAGTGATTCCTGAAGCTTCTTTAAGTAATATTCTTCATTTGCATTGACAAGTTTAACTTCTTTATACCACCCCTTTCCTTTTCTTGCATTTTTATGTGCAAGCTTTAGATTTTCCATGTCATAAATTTTAGTATATAAATTACCGTATCTTTTCATAGACTTCCCACCAATTGTTGTATGCACTATTCCCGAATCTTCAAACGGTTTATTGAATATTAATTTTCAATAAACCTACCAATACAGGATTAGTTTTATTTCTATGTTTTGCCAAGAGGCAGGGCAAGTAAAAAGCACAATATAAATTTATTTTAAGTGCATTTAGTAGCTGCCTGCTGATGTTACGATTACGATTAGCTGACGAATTATTCACATTCCAATAGAAACTGCCTGCATTAGAACCATTATTCCATTGACTGCCTAATTGAGAAACCTGAAATAAGTAAAAAAAAAA